CAAAATTCGGCCTCGACATAGAGACAATCTCGGTCTGGATGCCGGAAGATCGCCATGTCGCTGTTGCCCAGGTACTGCTCCACAATCACACGCGGATCGACCAGCAACCGGACATTGCCATCAACCCATATCCAGACGTCGGCATCCGGCATGTACCGATGAGGAAGCGCCTTGTAATGCCGCGCCGTGCGCCTCAGGCCGCGCTCAGGCTCAATCATTACCTGCTCCCAAACCGTTGGGACCGTCAAGCCCATTGTATCCGGTCGAATTGCCGGCGGCTTTTCGTCTGTCCATAAGCCGACCTCGCGCCGGGGCCGGTCGCTGAAACAGATGTGTTCAGCACCCCGAGAAGCCAGCGGGTAGACGCTCCATAGTCGGTCAATGTCACCGACGATCGAGGTGTAGACAGCTATCCTCATTCTACCGTCCTCAGCGCGTGATCGTAGATCGCCATATCGAAGCGGTTGTACTCGGCAATGATCTGCCTCTCGTTGTCCGTCGCCGGCCGATGGCGCTTGCCCGCCATCTTGACCGTGTAGCCCGTGTGTGTCCATCCAAATGCCCGCGCAAAACGCTGCACGCTCGCATCAAACGAAGCAACAAAACCAACCACCGCCATCGCCCTGAGGTGTAGCAGGGCCAACTCAAGGTGCGCCCCGGTCAGTTTGTGCTCTACGCGCAAAGACCCGCAGTCCGTACACCCAGCCAGCCAGCGCGTGATCCCATTGTCAATGTCGGCAAACGCGCCGGATGTAGCAAAACCGATCAGCCCTTTCTGCTTGGCGAACCGGTGCCAGCGGTGTTTGGGAAATCGTCGAATGAACCAATAGAGCGAAACGATCCGATCAACCGGATGGCGTAGCATCGTCGCCATCTGATAAGGCGCCGGAACCGTACCAATCTGCACGCCCCACGGGATATGCCCGGTCAAGCAGGTGATCCGCTCGCGCTGGGCAAGCGGGCGCTTGTGAAACGTGCGCCAGCCGCCGCCGTTGCCAACCCGGTGAAAACCGTCGCCATAGTTGGCACGCAGCAGGCCCATTATGGTGCTACCCGCGCACTTTGGGATGTGCAGATAGACTAGCGTAGGAATCTCTTTTTGCTCGACCATACTAGATCGTCGTGTTCCTTCCACTTGAAAATCAACCCGCTTCCGTGGTGTGTGTGCTTGAGGTACACATCACGCACCCAAACACTTTTGTACCCGGCCCGCTCTGCCGTCTTGCAGTAGTAGTTATCGCTGCCGTAGTGGATAAATGCCTCGTCCAGGTAGCCGATCTGATCGACCAAAGCCTGTTTGACAAGGACACACCAGAAAGGCAGGTGATCCACCTCTTGCAGCCCATGCTGGCCTGGCCAGCCGTAGCACATCGGCGTCGTGCTCGACTTGCCCGATGGACCGACGATCCCAAATGCCGGGTCACTGTAGAGCACCCTGCGCAGTATTTCCAGCCAGCCGTAGCTGAACCATTCTATGTCGTCATTCAGAATCATCGCATCGCCCCGTGCCTGTTTCCAACCTCGGTTGACAGTATGCGAGAAACCGTGTCCCTTGATGTCATGGACCACAAGCACCTCAGTCTCACAGCCAGCCGTCAGGGCGGCGAGTCGCGCCGTATCCGCTGCCAGATCGGGCTGCACAGTGGGGATGATCACGCTGATCATCCTCCCGCCATCCCGAACCGATGGGCCACAACCGCGCCGCCGTTGAATGGCCGCCCCAATAGGGCAATCCGCGCCTTGCTTCGCTCAAGCGCCCTGAGCAAGGCACCCTGATCCTTGTCTTCGAACCGTATCCATTGATTGCGCCATTCCTGGAAAAGCCGCCGGACGTTGTACGACTTCTGGAACCAGATCACGCCGGTATTGAACTGTAGCGGCTCGATCCTGCACTCCAAAAGTGTAGCCTGCCGCTCTGCTTCAGCGCAATGTCCGAGCAATTCGCCCTGTTGTGGTATGCTTGGCACAATGACCATATCCCAACCTCGATCCAGGTAGGAAAACCCAACGTCGAGCCTGTCATAGACCCGTGTATCCGCATCAAGGAACAGTGTTTGCTCCCACGGTGTCAGAATGTCCAAGTTCACTTTGGCCCATCTGCCGGGCATGCCCGGTGCAGGCCAGTTGATCGTTGGCGCCCAACCTATCGCGTCACCATCCGTGATCACGCACACAGGCCAGGTTGGATGGATACGGGCCATAGATTCAGCAGATAGCCGCGCCTCTGTGCGCGCCGCTGCCCCATAAGCCACATAGAGCACGCCTCGGCTTACCGACGCCATCGGCCCAACCATCCCGCCGGCAGACTGCACAACAGCACCCGATGCCGGTAGAGTGCACGCAAGAAGGCTAGTGCATCGCTCTCACTGTCAGACATCTCCGTTTGCCACGCCGCGATCAGGTCCTCGGTGTCATGTGTCTTGCGCACCCACACCGCGCTCGATTCGTAGACGGGGATCCTGAGATCACCTATCGCCTCTCGCGTGCGCCGCTGCTCTGCCTGATCGCCAATCTGGGAAGCCAGCAGCTCATTTGAGCGCAGCATCGCCGCGATCTCCCAAGAGACGTATTGCCCGGTATCCTCAACTCTAGCAAACCCGAGTGCGATCTGTTTGCGCTCTAGCGGTTGTCGGGGATGCCAGATTAGCGTGCGGTCGTAGGGCAGTCGTAGCGCGCCGCTCCATTCGGTCACGTCCACTTTTAGGCCATCTAGAGCTTCTTGCACATCCCGGATCGACCCGTCGAGCAAGTAGATACCGCAGTCGCTCAAGTCCTCGATCAGCGCCCGTTGTGCCTGTGTCTCTTTTGGCATCACGGCCTGCCCGGTTTCCAGCAGTTCAATGGCCCTCTGCTTCGGAACAGGCACCCAATCGCCTGGGTGGTAAGTTGTTAAAGAGCCATGTTCGTCGGCGGCCATGATCAGCGTGACCGCCTGTACGTAGACCTTTGCCACCATACCCCCTATGGTGGGGAGGCCGGGCCGGGGGTAGGAGACCCGGACGCTCCCCATAATTAGCGCCTTTGGCCCGTAGGCCCAAAGACCCCCGAGGCGCGGCGATTACGGTACGATCTCGGTCACTTGTGCGACAGAGACAGGAGCCAAACGATTGACGAGGCCATAGATCAGGCTTTCCGTGTATGCATAGACTTGCTGGGCGCCGGCAACGGTAAGCACAGACCGGATGAACCTGTAGCCAGGCGTCATCTCTGCCGTGCGCACCTCAAGAATGCACAGATCGTTGCCATCTCCTGCAGCTTGTGCAAGCTGCGCGATAGCCTTGCCCGCAATCGCACGCACGCCTGCCCCTGTCGCGTCTTGCGCCTCCTGGAGCACGAGATCGACGGTCGCCCCTGCTGCCATCACGCCGACCGTTAGCACGCATACGGCGCGATGGTGTATTGCCATATCAAACCAGGCAGAAGGGTAGACCGCCGCCAAACGGAGAGCAGGATACAAGATGCTCCCCGCCTGGTGAATCTCGCTGAACCGCTCCTGGTACGCTGCCATCGTCTACGGTATGATCTCCGTCACAAGGCCGGTCGCAACCGGTGCGAACCGGTTGACCACGCCATAGCCCAAGCCCGCTGTGAAAGCGGTGTTCCCGGCAACGGTCAAGACGGCGCGCACGAACTGAAAACCGGGCGTCATCTCTTCCGTGCGCAGTTCGATGATACACACATCGTTGCCGTCACCGCCGGCCTGCGTCAACTGCGTGATCGCCTTCCCGGCGATATTGGCCGCTCCGGTGCCTACATTGTCCTGAGCCTCTTGAAGCAACAGATCAACGGTGCCCGCGGCGGCGATCACGCCGACCTGGAGCACGTAGGCGAACCGGTGATGGATCGACATGTCGAACCATGCCGACTGGTACGCGCCGATAGCCCGGTTCTGCGCGAGCATTTCGGCCCCTACCTGATGGACCTCGCTAAACTCCTCTGTATAGGCTGCCATAGTTGTTTTACCTCCTCTAGCTCGCCACGTTGCCCAGGATCACGAACGGGCTGATCTGGAATGTACCATCGGCCAGCGTCAGGGGCGTAGAGAGCCACGGCTGCCCGTCCACACGGTGCACAGCGCGCCATGCCGTCAAGTCATATTGAAACCGGTAGTGCATGCTGTTGTCGATCGTGGTCGCCTGCCGGTCGCCGATCAAGTAGTAGTTCCAATCGGCCAGCAAGATATCGCCCGCCGTGCCCAACGTCGGCAGCTTCTCGGTATAGTAGATCGGGAATCCAAACAGCGTGCCCGGTGCGCCCTCGCGGGCGTTGGGGATGAAGATGTAGCTTGGATTTGCCGCCGGCCCATTCAAGGCCAAGAGCTGGGGCATAGCCGCCCGCGAAACGTGCCAGCAAGGGGCATCTCCGTGATGCTGTGAAAGCATGTTGAAGATGTCCACCACGCCAATGAGACCAGCCGCTGCACGAGGGACAGTGATCGTCGCTGCGGCGTTCAGAACGCCCAACGGCTGTCCGGCCCCGGTGCCCCGCAGGAAGGTGTACTCCTCTTCCCAACGGATCGCGCCCGCAAAGCCCATCTGAGACTGCAAGAATGCCACCAGGCCGACCGCCTCATCTGCCAGCAGTTCATCTGACGCCTCGGTATAGCACACCAGCTTGTGGGCCACGAGATTGATCTGCCGGAACGCCGGCTGAGTCTCAGTCTTGGCGACCCCCTCCTCAGTCCAACTCGCCACGATCCCACCATGCTGTCGCGTCTGCCCTGCCGTTGTACCTGTTTGGTCCAGGGTCGGCATTTGCAACTGTCGGCGCGACATCGGGATCACGGTCGCCCGTGCGCGGATCGGGTTGTCCTCGTAGACCACGCCCAGCAGCTCGGGGCGAAACTCTACAGGGACCAGGAACCCGCCGCCGGCTCCGGTCTGTTCGAGCAAATCCTTGTACTCACGCTTGCCATCTGCCGTTCGCTCGGGGCTTTTCTTGGCAAGCCAGTTTGAATCTGAGGGTTCATCATCCTCTGCGGCAAACTCACGGCCCATAAACTCGTGTGGATCAGCGCGTCCTTTGTACCGTGGCGAGTAGTAGCGATAGTTCCAGATCAACCACTCGCCCAGGCCCTTGATCTGATAGCCGGGCTGCGCACCCTTTTTGGTGTCTTCCTGGAAAGCCTGCATTTTCAGCGCTGCCTGTTCGATGTCGGCCAGCTCGCATGCCCGCGCTTCCCAGTCCTTTGCTTCCATGATGAGTTGATCGCGCCGCTCGGCATCCTGGGCATCGATCTGCCCGGTCGCCCCCAGCACAACCAGCCCCTTGGCCTCTTCGTAGAGAGCAATGGCCTTTTCGGCCATCTGCTTTCTTGTATAGGTTGTCATTTATTCCTCCGATAGTGTTTTTGCTCGTTTGATCCAGTCTTCTATCTCGGCCTCTGTGAGCTCGGAGGTGGGTGCATTCTGCGGCCCGGCCTCAGTCTCTTGGCCTATCGTCGCGGCCTCTTGTCGAGGTGCGTCTTTCGCCTGTTCGTCTTCATCATCCATCGGCATTGCCTCGCCTAGCAGGGCCTCCAGTCCGGCAAGTGCCTCTTGTGCGGCGTCAATGGCTCCCTGAATGCGCCGCGCATTGGCGGCAGAAATGGCGCGCCCAACTTTCTCTTCATCCGGTCCATCGGTTGCCTTTTCCCACGGGGGCACAATGCTGTCGTCATCAAACTGGCTACGCATCCGGCTGTAGTAGCGGCTGACGCGAGAGCGCACGCCGGCCGCGTCGCCTTCTGGAATATCCACGCCGCCCCGGCTGCCCTGGAGCGCAGCGGCTACAGCAAAAACGCCACGCGGGATCGCGGTCAAGGCCCCATCGATCACATCGGCAAATTGGAGCTTGTAACTGCCAAACTGATCCGCCGAGCTGGAATCGTACCAGAAAAAGGCGCTTCTGTAGCGGGCGTTTGGAGCATCTTCGGCATTGGCCCAGGAGCGCACCCGCCGCTGCGCTGCCGTAGAATCCCAGGCGCGCCCACGGTCAGCAATGGGGAGAGACGTTGAACCAGTAGCGCCTTTTTCATCCTCTTCGCCCACGTAACGGGGGGGATCCTGGTCAGGAGCCTGATCAAGAACCTGCTTTGCTGTTCGCTCTTGCCATGCCTGCCACAGGGCTGCCCGCTGTTCGAGTGTCGCATCGGCAAGAAAAGCCGTCAGGCTATCAATAGCCTCTTGCTTGTCAGCTTTGGCGCTCAGTGTCGAGGTTGCTGGGTTCATCGCAAAAGGCACGGCTGAGTATTCCCAAAGTCTGATTTCTTTGAGATTGCGCACAGTGATCGATTTGCCGTCGTGCTCCTCTTCAGTGTAGTCAGCGGTGATCGGATCATAGCCGATGCTGTACTCGTCAACCGCACCGTCACGGATGCGGGCGAATGCGCCCTTGCCCTCGGGCGTATCCATCAAAAACTGAGTGCGGGCCATCAAGGCGCCGGTTGCGTCCGGGTAGCTCATGCGCACTTTGGCCGGCAGTGCATCGCGCCCGACTTCCCACAGCGCCAGCGGCTTTCCGATCACGTTGAGCACGCTGTCGGAATTGTGCGCGTCCAGCACGC